AAAAAAACACTTGACACACAACTTAAAGAGTATATAATATAAAGTATGAGCACATATATTTTAGTAGACACAGCAAATACCTTCTTTAGAGCACGACACGTTATTCGTGGAGATTTAGATACTAAAGTAGGTATGGCATTGCATATCACTTTCAATTCAATTAAAAAGGCTTGGCAAGACTTTAAAGCAGACCATGTTGTGTTTTGCTTAGAAGGTCGTAGTTGGCGTAAAGACTACTACGAACCATACAAGCGCAATAGACAAGATGCACGTGATGCACTGTCGCCGCGTGAAGCAGAAGAAGATAAAGTGTTTTGGGAAATCTTTGACGAGTTTAAAGATTTTATTGGCACTAAAACTAATTGTACAGTTATGCGTCATCCCGAGCTAGAAGCAGATGATTTGATTGCAGGTTGGGTACAAGCACACCCTAGCGATAATCATATTATTATTAGCACAGACGGTGACTTTGCACAACTTATTGCACCTAATGTTAAACAGTATAATGGTGTACAAAATGTAACTATTACACACGAAGGTTACTTTGACGACAAAGGTAAGCCTGTTGTAGATAAAAAAACTAAAGAAGTTAAGCCTGCGCCTGACCCTGCATTTATGTTGTTTGAGAAGTGTATGCGTGGTGACACAAGTGATAATGTGTTTAGTGCTTACCCAGGTGTGCGTAAGAAAGGCACTAAGAACAAGGTAGGTCTTATAGAAGCGTTTGAAGATAAGAATACAAAAGGTTACAATTGGAACAACATGATGTTACAGCGTTGGACTGATCATAACGGTGTAGAGCATCGTGTACTAGATGATTATAATCGCAATGTTACACTTTGTGATCTAACTGCACAACCTGCAGAAATTAGAGAAATTATTAATAACACTATTGCAGAAGTAGAACCTAAGGACATATCACAGGTAGGTATGCGTCTAATGAAGTTCTGTGCTAAATGGGATATGCAAAAAATTGCAGATCAGGCAGCACACTATGCAGAACCATTACAAGCGAGGTATCCGAAATGAAAGATAAAATTATTGCAAAAGAAGTACTAACTAACAAGTTTTGGATTGTAGAAGACGAGGGAACTAAGACAAATATAGGTACTCTTAGTTACGATAACGAACGTTATATGTTAAGCGATACAGCAGGTTGTCATTTCTATGACAACGAAAGAGCTCTTAAAAAGATATTTAATAATAAACTTATCTGGCAGAAAATTGAGTCAAAGGTTGCTGAAACTGAAGAATTTGATGTTCACGGTTATCCTACAAGTTCAAAACCTTTCAACCCTGTATTAAATATTAAACGTAAACTACCATTGTTTAGTAAATCAGAAAAATCAAAAAGTTTATATTGTGCAGGTTATTATATTATTAAGTTTAATAAAGGTTGGGTTAAAAGTTTTTGTCCAAAACTAATTACAATAGAACGGTATGAAACTCGCGGTCCGTACAAAACAGATCTTGAGATGCGTCAAGAATTGAGTCGTGCAAATGCAGAATGAGCCCATTAACACAGGTCCTATACAAGCATTTATTCAGCAAGTAAAATCTGCTGATGCTTCAAGAGCAAAAGAAGTAAAACTTAATCTTAATGATGCTAAAAACCTAGCATTTGCTCTAGGCATTGTAATGTCTAGACTACACGGCGATCTAGAGCGTTATGTTAAAGAAAATGCTCCTAAAGAAGAAGTTGTAGAAGTTCGTTTAGGCGGTACTGGAGATTGGCAATAATATGATTTAGTAATATGCATATATTACTCAAATTTGAGATAAATATATACGTATATTATTAAAGGAATCATATTACATGAGCCGACCTAAACCTAAAATATTATTAGAATATGTTGATAAGAAAACATACAAAAGCGATCAAATTCTTGATGCTGAGGCCATTTGGGCGGTTTTCTATAAAAACAAACCATTTAACTTAAAGACATCAAATGTTTTAACTAGTTATCCTGGACCAAAATATAAAAAAGTATCTTTTTCAAATCCGGGACATGCACACAACTTAGCCAAAAAACTTAACGAACAGTTCAATTGTAACGACTTTACAGTTGTTAAATTAACCGAAGGAACTGTTGTGGTACCAGAATGAACTTGAAAGAAGTCTATACTAAGATATTTCTTAAACAAGCAGGAAAAAGTGTGGATGAAGTATCGTTACAAGAAGTACTTCCTGTATGGTGGCAAAACACTAGAGCCAAAAGTGAAGGCGGACTCCGTTTAACAGACGACGGATATCTTTTTATCACTGAAGAATTAGGCTTACAAATTTATGAAGTTCCTTTTCCAAAAGACTTTGAACTTACAACCCAAGCAATAATCTTTCTAGATCAATTTATTGATTGTCCTTACTATATCACTAGAAAAGGACTCATTGTAACGAACGAAAAGAAAGCGGTAGAACTGCACCTTTTCTCCGGTGACATACGTAAGTATGGACTAATTAAAGCAGTTAAACGCCAACAAAAAGAATAATTTGGCAAAAAAAGTCTTGACATTTTCTCTAGCGGTGCTATAATATATACATAGTAAGAAATTAGGCACTGAACTTACTTTAAACAGAACGAGGAATACATTATGTCAGAAATCGCAACAGTCCGTACAGTTAGCCCAAATAAGGCTAAAAACAGTATCCGTCACGCTATTGCTAAAAAGCGTCCTATCTTCCTTTGGGGACCTCCAGGCATTGGTAAATCAGATATTGTTAAACAAATTACTGAGAACCTATCCAATTCACATCTAATTGATGTTCGTTTATCATTATGGGAACCTACAGACATTAAAGGCATTCCATATTATCATGCTAAACAGAGCAAAATGGTTTGGGCGCCGCCATCAGAATTACCTGATGAAGAAATGGCATCACACTTTGACCATATTGTTCTTTTCCTAGATGAAATGAACTCGGCGGCTCCTGCTGTACAAGCGGCAGCATACCAGTTGATTCTTAACCGTCGTGTAGGACAGTATAAACTGCCAGACAACGTTCTTATTATTGCCGCTGGTAACCGTGAAGCAGACAAAGGTGTTACTTATCGTATGCCTGCTCCGCTGGCTAATCGCTTTATTCACTTAGAACTTGCTGTTGATTTTGATGATTGGGCTCAGTGGGCTACTGATAATCGCATTCACAGAGATGTTGTTGGCTATTTAACTTTTGCTAAGAAAGACTTATACGATTTCGACCCTAAGTCACCTTCACGTTCATTTGCAACGCCTCGTTCTTGGTCGTTTGTTTCTGAATTACTTGAAGACGACTTAGACGAAAACACCACTATGGATTTAGTTAGTGGTGCAATTGGTGAAGGACTTGCTATCAAGTTCTTGGCTCACCGCAAATATGCTTCTGAATTACCAAATCCTACAGATATTTTGGATGGTAAGGTAAAAGAGTTAAAGACTAAAGAAATCAGTGCCATGTATTCCTTAACAGTCTCACTCTGTTACGAATTACAAGAAGCAAATAACAAAGGCGATAAGAAGTTTGATTCTAAAGTCAACAACTTCCTACGCTTTGCAATGGACAATTTTGATACTGAACTGATTGTAATGGGCATTAAACTTGCTCTTACCCAGTACGGTCTTCCAATTGATCCAGACGAAGTGGAATGCTTTGACGAATTCCACGAGCGTTACGGTAATAAGTATATTAAAGCCGCTAACGAAGCGTAAGTGAGCCGAGTTTTTGGGTGTTTCTCCTTAAAAAAACACCCAAATTACTTGACAAAACCTTTAAATAATGTATAATATACATATAGTAACTAAACAAGGACATGGCAATGAGTTCAACTAAAACTACTAAAACTAAAGTAGGTACTAAAAATTGGCAACCTAATTTAGATATTACTCCAGAAGAACTCAAAGAAATGCAGGCACAAGTTGTTGACAATATTATTATTGCTCGTGTGCGTCTTTTATTGCAACATCCATTCTTTGGCAACATGGCAACTCGGTTGCGTATTCAGGCAGCAGACGATTGGTTGCCTACTGCCGCTGTAGACGGACGTAACTTATATTACAATACTCAGTTCTTTAATGCAATGAACATTCAAGAAATTGAATTTGTTATTGCGCACGAAATTTTACATTGTGTTTACGATCACTTAACACGCAGAGAAGATCGTAACCCAATGATTTACAACATTGCATCAGATTATGTTGTAAACAACCTTTTAGTTCGAGATAAAATTGGTCACAAACCCTCCATTGTAGATTGTTTCCAAGATTTTAAATACGATGGTTGGACTTCTGAAGAAGTGTACGACGATATATTTGAAAAATATGACGAACAAGAATTGGAAGCACTAGGCGAATTACTAGACGAACACGTTGACTGGGAAAAAGATGGTCAAGCCAGTGGCGAAGGTAAAGACGGAAAAGAAGAAAACAAAGAGGGTAAAGAAGGTAAAGGTCGTCCATCATACTCAAAAGAAGAGTTACGTAAAATTCGTGACGAGATTAAAGAAAATATGATGACTGCGGCTCAAAGCGCAGGCGCAGGCAATGTCCCTGGTGATATTGCACGTATGATTAAAGAACTTACTGAGCCTAAAATGAACTGGCGTGAAATACTACGTCAACAAATTCAATCAACAATTAAAAACGATTATACGTTTTCCCGTCCTAGCCGCAAAGGATGGCATACTGGTGCTATTTTGCCAGGTATGAACTATATGGATACTATTGACATTGCTATAAGTTTAGATATGTCAGGTTCAATTGGTGACGACCAGGCGCAAGACTTCTTAGGCGAAGTTAAAGGCATTATGGACGAATTTAAGGATTTCAATCTTAAACTTTGGTGCTTTGATACACAGGTTTACAACGAACAAGACTTTAGTGCAGACGGCAATGACGACTTGCTAGATTATGAAATCCACGGAGGCGGTGGCACAGACTTTATGTGTAACTGGAATTACATGAAAGAAAACGACATTCAGCCTAAGAAATTTATTATGTTTACAGACGGTTATCCTTGGGACTCGTGGGGTGATGCTGATTATTGTGATACAGTGTTTATTGTACACGGACATCGTGATAAGAATCTCCAAGCACCATTTGGTATAACTGCACATTATGAGGAGAGCCGTGCTTAAATTAAAAGAGCCTAATCCTTTAAACTTATTTGGTTTAAGAAGGCTAGATTTAGCGCCGCCTCACTTTGAGTGTATTACAATTCCGCTATCATACAATTTAGAACAAAGTATTGAACGTTGGATTATAAAGAACTTAAAAGGACGGTTCTTTATGGTCAAAACTACGGGTGTAGACAAATCTGATACAATAAATGTCTTATTTAAAATTGGATTTGAAGATAGGCGAGAACTAAGTCTATTCACTTTAGGGTGCCCACATTTAAAATATAAGTAAATAAAGTACGCATATAAAATGCATAGGAGAAAAAATATGAGCGAAGAACAAGTTTCTGAAACATTAGAAGAAACAGCGGCACCAACCGCAGAGCAGCCAGCCGCAGGCGGTCCAGAATTAACAGTTAATGATCTTAACTTGCTCAAAGGTATCATTGACGTAGCAACACAACGTGGTGCATTCAAACCAAACGAAATGGTTACTATTGGTACAGTATATAACAAGTTAGAAACATTCCTAACTGCTGTTGCACAACAGCAAAAACAACAAGGAGAATAACATGGCTCTTAAACACGTAGGTAGAGTAAAAAGAAATAATAGAAAAGTGGTAGTAGCATATCGTACACTTCCAGACGACGGTCAAAATTGTGTAGTTGTTACAACTGAAAATTTGGCTGCAGAAGAACACGATGCTCTAATGAAGGCTGTTGAATCAGACGCCGGTCAAAGTTCATACGAATTTGCAGAATGCATGGCTAGAACTACACTTCCAGACGGTAGCAATATGTTATCTAGATTCCATACTACTGGTAAAATGGTAAAACTACCAACATCTTCTGTTGAAATGACCCCTGACAGAGTAACTGTTATCAGTTTAGACGAATTGAATAACACTATTGCTGAACAAAAGGGTGTTACTGTAGATGATCTTGCTTTAAAGGGTCCTACAGCGCAAAATAAGCCCGCTACAGCGGCGATGCCAGTAGTAGAGGATGTAGCACCAGCGACTGTTACTGAAGCAGCAACAGACAGTGTTTTAAGCGATGAAGATCTAGCCAAATCATACCGTTCACAGGCAGACAGATTGAGCAAAGAAGCAGCAGAATTGAGACGCCAGGCTGAAGCATTGGTACCGACAAAGAAAGCCAAAAAAGAAAGTGTCCAAGCCTAAAAATGCTCTGCCAGATGAAGTAATTAAACTTTGGCCCGACATTTTTGAAGATATTGAAGTACAGGCTATACCAATAGAATATTTACATTCAATTACTATAGAATTCCATACTGGAAAAACTTGGTTAATTGAAGTGGCTGATAATAAAGACCCAAATGTAGATATTGAACAAGAAATTGAAAACTTGTTTATGGCATATGATAGTGAAATATCCAGTGTTAATTTTAAATTAGACACAGAACGTGTTAAAAAGGATATTTCAAAACGTACTAAGCTCTTTATGAAGAAACGGCGCTAAAATATTTGCGGTTGGCATAAATACAGTATACGAAATTGCTAGGAGTTTTTAAATGGCTTTACAGATAAGACGCGGTACAAATGCAGATAGATTAACAATTACCCCTGCTGAGGGTGAATTGATTTATACCACTGACACCAAATTGTTATATGTTGGTGACGGTTCTACTGTAGGCGGTTTAGAGATAACAGATGGCGGCGATCCGCATATTAGTGCATTAGTTGAAGATATCAATCCACAACTAGGCGGCAATCTTGATCTAAATTCTAGCGATATTGAAGGTACTGGTAATATTGATATTAACGGTAATGTTACTGCTAATAATCTTTATTCAGATAATCTTCATGTAGAAACAACACCAAACGCATCATTAACACTCCACGCAAACGGTACTGGCCTTGTTGAAATTAATGCTACGTCATTAAAACTTCCTACATATGCAACTGCTGCCGCACGTGATGCTGCTATTGCATCTCCTATTGCAGGTATTATGGTATTTGTAGTTGATGGTGACGGTGCAGGAAATCCACAATTCCACGGTTATACTGGCGCTGCCTGGGTATCACTTAATTAATACTTGACTTTATCTTGCAAGCATAGTATAATACTACTATGCATAATATCATTTGTTTAAACGTTGTAGAAGGTGCTAGAGGCCATCAAATAGGAAGGCTAATATCCTCTTGTGAAAACGTGCAATGGTATAATTGGACTGAAAATGGTTCTACACCATGGACTCCTAATAAAAATCCATCTACATCAAATCTAAGCATTTATCATTTTGATAGAAGATTTGATGGTGCAGTTGGCGTTGGAGTATGTGACAAAACAGTTCCTCCTGTATTAGATTTTGCTAAACGCAACAAGTATGTTGAAATATCATTTGACAAGATACTCGATTGGGGTGCAACTGTTTATCCTAATAATTTGTTATATGTTAGTCACTCTGATTTAGATCAATCAAAAGATTTTTTCCAGCACTGTAAACATATTGTTGTAATCAACGAAAACATTGACGAGATTGTTGAACGTTATCTTAAAACTACTGCTAACTTCATTTATTCTTGGACTCCGACAAACAGTGATGATTGGACAATAGAATGCCAACGACTAACATTTAAAGAAGCAGTAATGAAAGAACACCCTAACGTTGATTATACAGAATGGGTTGAAAATTATATCACAAAAAAACTAAAGAACTTTAAAGAAAACATAGGGCCTAATGATTTTGTTATTTCAAGAATTGAAGATTTATTTGACCAGTCTATGTTTAAATCATTATGTAAAAAGTTTAACTTAACCTGTAATTCCGATAACTATAATAAAGTTTACAATTTTGTAAAGGACGATAACTATGCAAACAATTGAATTGAATGAGTCTCATAAAAATGATATTTTAGAATTTTGTAAGTCTTGTCAGGAATTGGGTTATAAAAACAACGACTCGCTTTCTAGTATGAAATATGATTGGTGTTTAGAAAACGGAGGCGTTTGGTATGGATCTTTTTTGCAGGATAAACTAATATCAGTTAGTGGTGTACATGATTTTCCAGAAATTGGTTCAAACGCTGTAAGGGTATTATTTAGAGGAGCACAGGTGTTTAATCCTTATCGAGGCTTAACAAAATATCATATGAATAGCATTCCATTTAGAGATCATTTACCTCTTGCAATTGAAAAGTTTAGTGAAAAACAATTATACATTACTAGCAATGTAACACACGATGCTAGTGGTAAAATGAATATGATTCATCAAGTTATGCAAAAATTGCGCTCACACGGTATATTAACATTAACAGTAGAGTCAATGGAACTCTTTTATACTGAACAATCAGTATGGCGTGTTAATAAGGATACATATTTAAATGTCAGAAGCAAAGTTACTTAATCTGTTTAATACAGGTTGTACTATAAATTCGTCAGGTACAACTGGCACGCCTAAAGAAATATTTAGAACACCCGATAATCTAAAATGGTGTGCTGATGCTGCTGTAGATTCTCAAGAAATATCATCGTCGTCAAAGATTTATACTGTTTGCAAAATGTCTCATGCAGGCGGACTGTTAGCACAAACACTTCCTGGATTGAGGATTGGCGCTAGTGTAGACATAGAGCCGTTTAATCCATATACATATTTTAAAAATTTAATAAACAAAAAATATACACACTCTCATTTAACACCCGGGCACTGCAAAGCACTAATGCAGACACACAGTTGGGACACTGTTGATTTATCAGGAATATGGATTACGTGCGGAGCAGATCCTGTTACTTGGGACATCATAGAAGGGTTTGTTTCTAAAGGTGCAACCTTTATGTCTAATTGGGGTATGAGTGAAATAGGACCTTGTGCTATTAACACAGTATTTAGATCTCAAGAAGATATAAATCTGTTTAAAAACAATCAAGGAACTATTTTAGGTAATAGATTTTATTGTGATTGGAAAATAGAAAATCAGCAGTTGTATGTCAAAGGTAATCAATGTATATACAATGATTGGTTTGACACTGCTGATCTAGTTGTAAATTTACAAGACTGTTTATATTATACAGGTAGAATTAATTTATTACAGCAAACATAATACCAGCATTTCCTGTTTCATCAATTTCTGGTAATAGTTCTTCTGTAATGTCTGTTTTCTTAACAATAGTAGGATTCCATTCTAACTGTCTTGTTGTTACTATATTGTCTATAATACCACTAATTCTTTTATTATAGTCTACAATAGTATCCACTGTTAGACTTGGAATAACATTAACCATATTGCCTGCTCTTTTTAACAATGCTTGTTCTCCGTTACCTGTAGCACGTTTAAAAAAGAAGTGTTTGTCATCCGGATACTCTTCTAGTAATCTTTCAACTTGAATAGACGATGCTAACCCTCTAATTATCATACCGTTAAAATTTGCATTAGTTAACGATTCAGTTTTAGATGTTAATTTTTCTTTAATTAAGTCGTAGCGTTCAAGCATATCTAAACTATCGTTAGGATTCAATTTATAGTGTCTGAATCCCATAGTATTGATCATGTCCCATAAAAGGTTACGATTAAATACTAAATGTTCAAGTAACCGTTCAGCAAACATACGTTCGCCACTATACATTGGTCCGTGTACAAAAATTCTTTCCATTAATAATACTCCTATATTATTATTTATCTAATATGCTTGTTAAATTATAATGGGCAATCGATACATCAAAATGCCAAAAACTGCCTTCTGGCAATTGTCGCATTTCAAGTGAACGCATATAATTATCAAGTTCTTCTGTATCTCTATTTATGCCCCATACAGACTTCCAATACTTCTCTCTGGCTGTGTGTATATCTAAATCATGTTCTGCAATAAACTTTTTTATAGCCCTATTTTCTTTTTCAATTTCATACTTTAAAAATATTTCATCTTTATAGTATTTACTGTAGTTAGGGTATGTAATTTTTTCAAAGCCGCCAGCAGAAGTCCAACCTGCATAAGCACTAGCATCTGGTCTGTAAACCATAATGATACCTGCCTTTGGGAAAGTTTCTTTTATGAAGTCTAAATGTAAACTAAAATGATGGCATCTAACTAACTTGTATTGCCCTGTTTCAGCAAGATAAGCACTACTAATCTCTGATAATATTTCATCTTTTGTCAAGGTATCTAAGCGATCAAATCGTTCGCCTATGCCATTGCCTGGACCAAAGAACGCACCTTGATGTGCTATTTTAACATCATCGTGATAGTAGTATCTATCTTTGCTGTAGTCTGAAGTATTAAACTTGCCCGTTTGGCAAATAATGTGGGAAGTTGCACTCCATTTACTACCCGGAGAACCAGTAAAAAATATTAACTTACTTTCATCCATTCTTAAGCCAGGTCCAGCGTTTACGTTTGCCCATTCCTTCAGTATCATATACAATAGGTTCTACAAGGAACGAGAAATTGTATTTTTCTGTAAATTCGTTAAGCATACCAGGTGCCCAACCACAATGTCGTTTATTAGGAAATTGACCTAGTGCAATTCGCATTTCAATAATGCCTCCAGGCTTACACCAACCAACAATTTTATCTATATTTTCTCTAATATAATCATGACTAATAAACTGTATGCTACCTAGAGACAACACAACGTCTGCACACTCTGGTTCAAACTCTGCATCTAATATTGTTGACTGAAAATCAATATCTGGAAACGGTGACGGATCAAACCCTATCAAATTTGGTATATACGCCTTATGTGGATTACGGCCGCATCCTGCATCAATTACCAATGAAGGATTTCTTGCATTAACTCGTTCATAGAGTTCTTGTAATCCTGCATTTTCTTGAAAATGATCACCTCTCCAGGTTACTGGATCAAAACGTTTAGTTAGGATATCATTATCGTAATATAAATCGTCTGTCATATCTGCCATTATTAAACCTTAACTATAGTTACTAAACAGTCGTGAAACGTGTCAAATTTTACATGGTCTATGTTACTAACATCAAATACTTCTTTAAAGAATTTGGTATTAAAATGATACCATGTACAATCATGCTTATGTGCAAACTCTAATATACATCTATTTTGTTCTGCAATTTCGGCATGCATTTTAGTACTGTTTCTATAAGAACTATAGTCTGGATATTTGATGCTGAACCCACCTGCTTCGTGCCACCAGGCAAGGCTAACTGTATCTGGACGATACACTAACATAATCCAATCAGTAGGATACTTTTCTTTTATTTGATCCAGCACATGAGCCCAATCGTGACTTTTAATTAGTCTAGTGCCGCCATCGTCTTTCCAAGGCCTATCTAGATATTCAGGATTGTCTAAGTATGCTTCATACTCCATACCAACACCAAAGTATGCACCTTTGTGTCCAGAGAAAGCATGATGGCTGTATTCTTTAGATGGGTCTCTGTCCGATGTGTTTAGATTTAGTTGTTCTTCAAGTATTTGTGCAATACCGCTCCAACGACTTCCTGGCACACCTGTAAAAAATATTCTGTTTGGATATTTCATGATTTTCCTTATTCTGGCTTATGAAACTCAAAGTACAATCGATCGCCGTTGTCTTTTTTAAACTTTTCTAATTCTAAGTTGTGTTTTTTTGCTAGTTCAAATGCAAATTCAAATGACCAAGGAAAAATATCAACATATGGTCCTTTAGGCCATAGATGTCCTGGATTAGCACGGAAGTACATACGTCCGCCTGGCATTAACAATTCATCTAGTTTAGCAAAACGCTCTTCTAGTTCGTCTTTAGAATTAAAGTTTAAACTGCCAAATACAATAATATGATCAAACGACTGTGGGTCAACTTTAAAGTCTAAAATATCAACCATATAATCCGCAGCAGTATTATAAGGATCAATACCAACTAGGTTGTTAATACGACCTTTAAAAGGATTGTATCCACACCCAAAATCTAATACATTCTTAGGATCAGCATTGTTGATTAGTTCTACTAGGTTCCAGCCGCTGTATTGATATTTGCCTGTTTCTGGTTGCCAAACTTCTCCAAAGAAACGATTCATATATCGTTCGTTACAACGTTTAACAATTTGCTCAATAGTACCTGTTAGATCAACTTCAGAAAAATCTAATTCTTGCTGAATTTTTTCTTGAAACTTTAAAAAACGCTTAGGAGTCCAAGGAAGTTCAGAAATTATTGTATTTTTATCAAAATTTTTCTCTAATGTGTCATATTTTGGCAAAGAAAACGCTTCAGCAAGATTTTGTTTTAGCATATTAAAAATCCGTAAATTCATTTGTCTTTTCTCCATCGATGATAAATAATTTCAACAGTAAAGTGTTTTTCATAAACATCTTACTGTAATATACTTAATTATCTCTTTCTAGACCTCTTAGAGGTAATTGTGGTATATACAATGCTATCTAACTTAATAAGGAGTGAAAATGAAGCGTTTAATTTTAACTTTAGCAATGGTACTAGGCATTGCTACTCCTGCACTTGCTGACTATACACTTATAGTTCCACAAGAGCCAGGAAAAGGTACTAGTGTATGGGGCGGTATTATTGCTAAGAACCTTAGTAAGTTTACCGACGAGCCAGTAGTAGTACGCCATATTCCAGGCGCACGTGATATCCCAGGTTATAACAAGTTCCATAACGAACTACGTTTTGACGACAAGACTATCATGGTTGCACATGGCGGTAATGGTGTGTCATTCTTGCTTGACAAGGTTGATTACAACTACTTTGAATACGACTTAATTGGTTCTATGAACAACGATATCGTTCTTGGTAAGCACAAAGGTGCAAACGAAAAGAAAGGTAACTGGAAGATTGCTGGCGGATCAGGTTTTGAACCAGACGGTGCGGCAGTTGCTATGTTGCTTTGTGGTCCACAAGGTAGTGGTACCGTTGACGAGTACTTAAAGTGCTGGCGTGAACGTGCTACTTGGATCAACGGTGTAGGTGGCGGCGAAAAGCGTCTAGGCTTTAAAAACAAGGAGTTTGATGTTGCTCGTGAATCACCAGCGGCTTGGAACAAGTTTTATAAGCACATTGAAGAAAACGAATTGTGGTTTACACATGGTATTCTTGATCTAAAGAACAAGCGTCAAATGGCTGATCCTAACTTCCCAGGCACACAGTTTGAGGAGAAGTATAAAGCACTTTGGGGCGAATATCCAAAAGGTGATTTGTATAATGCATACAAACTAACTCGTAACTGGCGTGATGCTATTCAAAAGTCACTATGGGTAAACAAGGGCAATCCAAATACCGAAAAACTTCGTACTGCTCTTAACAAGATGATCGCAGATCCAGAATCATCAGCAGAAATTAAGAAACTTGCTGGCGACTATCCTTGGATTGTTGGCGATGACGGTCCTGCAATGCTTGCAGTTCTTAAGTCTTTGATCACTGAAAAAGCTCTTAAAGATGCTGTTAAGTGGAACCAGGAAGCATACGGTTTCCCTTCAGTATACAAGCCAGAACTTTTGAAGTAAGATAGGAAGGTAAAAACATGCTTGAATACGTAATGTGGGCGGTTATTGGTACCGTTTATGGAATGGTCGTTGGAGTTGTTCCTATTGCGGGGGTTACCACTGCCCTCATCACAGTGTTTAGTATGGGGCCATACTTTTTATCAGATCCGTATGCGGGTCTGGTATTCCTTACAGCAATTGTAGCAAGTTGTGCAAGTGCCGATAGTTATACTAGTATCCTTACTGGTATTCCTGGTGCAAGCACAACTGCTGCTTGCGTCATTGATGGTTATCCAATGGCAAAAAGAGGAGAGGCGGCTCGAGCAATGGGCATAGCAATTGCAGATAGTACGTTTAACGGCGTTCTATATGCATTGCTTGCTTTTTTGCTACTACCGTATTACGGTAAAATTATAGGACTATTTGGACGTCCTGAATTTTTAGGGTTTATGATGATGGCACTTGCTTGTGTAGGATTTGTTGCAAGTAAGCGAGTGTTTTCAAGTATTATTGCAATTACATTAGGTCTGTTTATAGGATTAATAGGACAGAACAGCGTAGGATCACCTAGATTTGCGTTTGGCTGGGAGTACCTTGAAGCAGGCGTAGGGATGATTGCATTACTTTCAGGTCTGTTTGGTATTCCTGAATTATTAGATGGTTTTAAATATGGTAAAACTGCGGCGCCACCAATGGCTGTTGAAAACTATTGGCCTCAATTAAAACAAGGTTTTAGAGATGTGCGCACAAACTGGCGAGATATGGTTCGTGGCGGTTTTATTGGATTCGTAACAGGACTACTACCAGGTGTAGGAGGTGCTGTTGGAGACTTTTTAGCATACGGTGCAACTAAGGCTGCACATAAAGAAAAACAAGAAATTCCATTTGGTGAAGGCAATCCAATTGGACTACTAGGATGTGAAGGTGCAAACAATGCACAAAAAGTTTCTAGTATGATTCCTGCTGTACTATTTGCTATTCCAGCGGCGCCATTTGCGGCAATGGTAATGGCTATTGCAATTTACTTTGGTATGGAAATTGGTAGACCTAGTCTACTAACAGACGAAAAGTTTGTAACTAGTATTGCATTTGGATATGTGTTTGGTACTATAGGTGTTGCTCTATTAAGTATTTTTATGTATAGATGGATTATTAAAATCCTTGAAGTACCTTATTGGATCTATGCATCAGTCATTCTTGCTGTTATTGTCTATGCTAATATGCAGTATACTCAAGGTTGGGAAGATCTTGCATTACTAGGTATTTTAAGTGCTATTGGCGTAGTGTTAAAACATTACAAAATTAGTAGGCCGGCAATTTTAGTTGCATATGTTGTTGCATTTAAGATTGACGAGTATTTTTACGGCACACTACAATTGTATGGTTACAAACAATGGAAATCATTTCCGGAATCATTTGAAGGATTCCGTTGGGGTGAACTCTTTAGCATTACAGAGCATCCGTTGTTTATTCTCTCTATAATCATCTCTGTAGGCATACTCATAAATAGTATAGTTAGAAAAGACAGAGGTATAGATTTCACATGAGACATAAAACTAATTGGCAGAAGAAACTTGCTGATCCTTCAGAATACAAAAGTAACTGGGATTGGACAGTAGCACACAGTGAATATCATTTTGATATTAACAAAGAAGATAAGGTAGGCGACTGGTTTGATATTTTAGGTACATTTGATAATCCTGAATTATGGAAGGCTGAACGCGATGCTATCGTAAAAGAAGCATATCCTATTAACTGGGAAACTAGAAAATATTACGGAGATAATGATGAAGTATCACCAATGCTTGAACAAGAAGAATACGATATTGCACAAGGCGGCACAAATCCTAAAGAATTAATGCTTACTAATTTGTATGACAAATTAGAATACGAACCAGAAAAATTTCCTGTACTTACTAAGATGGCAAACTACTTTGGTTTAGACCTTGGTTATGGTAGTGCAACTAAGAAACGTATTCATGCACAAATGCCTGGACAAATGTTTAACTTGCATATAGACAAGTTATGGGATCGTGATCCCGTAGATCCAGAACGTGTTGCTCGCATTACAGTTTTCTTAGAAGATTGGAAACCAGGACAATTTTATATGTATGGTAACTATGTTTACTCGCATTGGAAAGCAGGCGAGGCACATATATTTGACTGGCCTAACGTTCCACACGCTACTGCTAATGCTAGTAACGACATACGTGTAAGTTTACAATTAACAGGTTTTAAAACAGAAAGAACAAGACGTTTAATTAATAATGCAAGCGTTAATAATGTGTTTAAGATCTAAATATGAAACCTACTTTAGTAGTAATGACAGGTCCGCAAGGATCAGGGAATCATCTGTTTAGTAAAGCATTTACTAACAACCCTGCTCTTTGCGGATGGTCTACTTTAAAGGAAAAATACTGGGAAGGGCACGACATGGAGCCTTTTGCAGAATATTGGAAAGATCCTAAAAAGTTAATTGAGTACGATTGGAATAAAAGCGATTACTTTATTACTAGTATAAGTTGTCCTTTCTTTGATGATGGTGTTGAAAGTGTTCCTAAGTATATTGAATTTATTACAGAAGCAAAAAAATATGCTTTCATAAAAGTACTTATAATTGGACGTGATCAAAATATTTTAGAACATCAGCAATACAGAGTAAGAGATAAACATACAACTCCTGTATTCTTAGATAACATTAAATACTTACTAAATTTTAATCCTTTTTTTGTATCGCAAGAACTATTATATCTTTATCAACTACCATACCTCAATACAATAGAACAATATTTAAATTTACCGTTGTCTACGGATGAAGCAGGATTGCGTCAGATATTAGATACAGATGCTAACAAAAAATATATTACACCTGTTACAACAAATTGGTTAGACGAACATATAAAATTAGCCTCCAGTAAAAAAGGGGGCTAAATATAATATGCAAAGACCTAACGCAGAAAATTTTACAAGCAATTATGAGTGGTCAAAGAGTATTAGCAAATATCACTTTGATGACACAGTTATTGATCAACCAGGCGAATGGTTTCAAGATTTAGGAAATATCCGTGGTGATTGGAATGATGAACTTGAACGTATCATTGTAGATGCTCCTGAGAGAACCTGGGCTACAAGAAAATCAGAAAATCAAAAAAATAGATTTCTAGCAATGGAATTAAATGACATTGCTGAAGGCGGCGGAAATCCAAATGCTGTTATTTCTAGACTAGGTTACAACGTAGAAGATTATCCTAAAGTTAATCGTATAGCAGATTTTTTTGAATTAGAAAATGTACAAAAAAGACTACACGTACAATTAACTGGACAGTTATGGCATTTACATCTTGACAAATTGTATCACGTAGATAAAATACACCCAGACAGAATTGTAAGAATTATGATTATGTTAACTCCTTGGACTCAAGGACATATATACCAATATGGAACAACTTATTATTCTCATTGGAAAGCCGGTGATGTTCATATTTTTGATTGGATGAACACTCCACACTCAACTGCTAATACAAGTTACAAACCTCGTGTAACTTTGCAATTAACAGGAATTAAAACTTCTAAAACACAAGAAATAATAGATAACGCACCTTATACTTTTCCGGACATATTATGATTGAACTTTTAATCACTAATGCAATTTATGTTGCATATCGTTTACTCGTCTCTGCTCAAATAGTAAAATTTTTAAACAAACATTTTACATATTATATTGCAGTATTGTTAATGGCGCAACTTAGTTTTGCATATGATACATTTGTATTTGGTCATTACTTTAATGCACAAGACATTCCGCCAGTTTTAGAATATTTAAAATCTGATTTGCTATATACTTTACGTGTATTAGCAGCATGGTGGCTAATTAAGCAAATATGGAATATAGTTAAGAACTATTGGGTAGCAGTATTCATAGGTGCAGAGATTACGTTTGTTGCAGACTTCTTTATTTTTAAGGATTTATTTAACTAAAGTAAAAGGATATCATAATGAAGTACTTAGACTTCAAACATTTAAAACATACAAAGACTTCGTATTTCACACATCTGTTTTATGCTACAAAATTAAATATCCTAGCACTATTAGTGTTTATAACTGGAACTATACACAGTTTTATACCAATACTATTTCCTTACACTCCGTATAAGTTAGCAAAAAAGATTGTTGATGTAACCGAAGAGAAGTTTGGCAAACCGTTAGATTAATATGATATTAGGAATAAACAGTTTAAATCACGATGCTAGTGTTGCACTGATTAATAACAAAGACATACTATTTGCTGCTCATGCAGAGCGTTATAGTAGAATTAAAAACGACAAAACATTAAACAAAGATATCATTGCCGAAGCACTTACATACGGAACACCTGAAAAAATAGTTTGGTTTGAAAAGCCTTGGGCTAAAAGTGCAAGGAAACTATATTCAGGAGAACGTCCTTGGTTAGAACGTCCTAAGCAAGAACTCAAACGTTTAGGTTTAGGTAACATACCATTTGAAACAGTATGGCATCACGAAGCTCATGCTGCCGCAGGATACTTTACTAGTCCATTTGAAGAAGCAGCCGTATTAGTTATAGATGCTATAGGCGAATGGGATACATTATCTATATGGCACGGTAAAGGTTCTAAGTTAACAAAAAAATTCTCAATTAAATATCCAGATAGTATTGGATTATTTTATACTGCATTTACTGACTGGGCAGGACTAAAACCTAATGAAGAAGAATATATCTTTATGGGTATGGCAGCATATGGAAAGCCGTTGCTATATGAAGATATTAAAAAAGAATTCTTTTGCGAATGGAAACCACCTTACTTTCAATTAACTAAAAATTTACATAGAGGCATTAAAGACTGGCAAATGCCTAAAGGCGTAACAGCATATGATGTTGCGGCTTCTGTACAAAAAATTGTAGAAGAATTTATATTAGAAACTGTAACATACATTAAACAAACTATTGACAGTGATAATCTAGTGTACATGGGCGGCGTGGCACTAAATTGTGTTGCTAATACGTTAATTGCAGATTCTAAGTTATTTCAAGACATTTGGATAATGCCTAATCCAGGTGACTCTGGTTCAGCAATTGGATCAGTTGCAGCATATACAAATGAACACTTGCACTGGACTAGTCCGTTTTTAGGAACCAACATAGGCATAGAATACGACCCTAGACAAGCAGTAAAAGAACTATTAACAACAGGCATTGCTGGTTTAGCAACAGGTCGTGCAGAATTTGGTCCAAGAGCATTTGGTAATAGAAGTCTTATTGCTGACCCTAGAACGTTTGCTAACAAACAAAAAGTTAATGACATTAAACAAAGACAACAATTTAGACCATTTGCACCTGCTATCTTAGAAGAACACGCACATAGTTACTTTGATATGAGTGTTAAAACATCGCCATATATGCAATATACATTTAAATGTTCTAGACCTGATAAAATTCCTGCTGTTGTACATTTTGACAATACTAGTAGAATACAAACTGTAGCAAAAGGCGACGGACATTTTAGAGAGTTACTCGAACTATGGCACAAAGAAACAGGATGTCCAGTATTATTAAACACTAGCCTAAATATAAAAGGCGAACCACTAGTAAATAACATAGATGATGCATTACGTTGGTCTAAGAAATATAATGTAAAAGTATTTTAATTCACTCTACGTTCTGTTACACATACCTTAAAATAAATACACTTAGAAATAGGATGTAGGATGAAAGAACAATTAGCAAATCATTTTGAACCTGAAAAATGGAAGGGTCACGCAGCCTTTCAGCATTATAAGTATACAGGTAAAAATTTAATAGAAGAAGTAAATGCTTTAGATCCTGATCTAGTTATTGATGCTGGTTGTGGTCATAATAGATTTAAAGGTCATATAAAAAACTTAATAGGTTTTGATTCAGAGCCATTCCCATTTGTTGATATTGTAGACTCTATTGAAAATGTAAAGTTTCGTGAAGGTAGTGCAGATGCAGTTCTAGCATTAGGTAGTTTACAATTTGGTGATAGAGAGTTCGTTAAACAACAAACTGCAAAAGTTGCATCATGGCTAAAACCAGGTGGGTTTTTAATTATGCGTACTATGAATGACTGGCTTAAAGATACTCCGTATCCATTTTGGGATCATCAATATAAATGGACTAAAGAAGATGTTGAAGACATTGGTGCAGAGTTAGGTTTAGATATACATAAAGGAATCTTCACTGAATGGGTGCCTGAAAAAACTCCAGATGGTCCTAAATGGAAAAGTACCAGACTAGCATGGTGGTGGCAAAAGCCTGGCATACGACAAAAATTTGAAATTGACACTGTGTCTTGCCACGTTAACGAACGTATGTAAAATACCAAGGTAAATAGTTGTATAGGAGAGTTTAATGGATAATAATTATAAGTTTACGTTTGTTGCAGGTGCACCTGGAAGTGCATGGAGCATGATTAGTTTTAGAATGAAAATCACTGTTCCAGGTTATGACAAGTCTGACCAAACGGCAGAAAGACAGTATGACTTACCTGAAGCACACGCAAAAAATAATTATGACGTTAAAGACCGTTCAACCTGGAAGGCTAAAACGCACATTGGTAGTTACTATGGACCATATCATGGATTAGGTGACCAGTTTGACGACCTTACTTACTATAACGGAAATGTTGAAGGATTCTACGATGAATGTTTACGTCCATTTAACGATACAACAAAACCTAGAAAGTTAGTTAAATCACATTGGTTTGCATATAACTTAGATTGGTTGTGGGAAAACTGTAAAGGACACGATTTAATGTTAGTGTGGCGTGAAACTGACGCTGCTGATAAATGGTGGCATACTATGGGCGGCTGGGATATTAAGCATCCTGTATACGACTGGTATGTTGACGATGAACGTATGCACAAACAAATTGCTATCGAGTCTGACAATATTTGGGAGTTTGGTGAGCGTAAAGGTGTTAAATGGTTAGACTACGACGTTAATGATTCATGGATACAAAAACGTTTTGGTGTTCCTTTCCTCAAAAAAGTTCAAGCAACACCTAAATTTGAGGATACAATCAAGATAGGATACATTACAATAACATGAGCAAGTTAATGAATAAGATCATTCCACATGAGGAATGGGTAGAATTACAAAAAGATCTTACTGCTAGACAACAGGTTTGGGAGAAGGCAAGAGATTTACACAAACAAGGTTTAGGACCTAAACCAGGTCCTGTACCACGTAACTGGAACGATCCAGATACAGGAAAAGCAAGTCGTTGGTTACAAGCAAAAAGTTTTAGTAACTACGATGAAACAAGATTTGGTCCTGATCCTATAGATACTGTAATTGATAGATTGGGTATATTTGAAGGTTTTGACTTTAATGCAGATATTAAACACGCAGAAGAAAACAGTTACGGTCCTACTACTCTAATTGATCGTACAGGAACTCCTGAATACAGAGATAAAAATAGTTCACACTATCCTATTACTATGGTTAACGATGCTGATAAAGCAGGTGTTAATCTCGATGAAATGCCAATGTTTGATAGTTCACGTTGGATTAACGATCCGCATCAAGGCTGTCAAGCAATATCTGACTTTATTGCACTAGACTATGAAAATGCTGACAAAGGCGCAAAGCGTGAGTACGGTTACGATAGTTTTCATATTCAACGTCCAGGGCAAATGTTGATGTATCATCATGATTTGTACTATGCTGTTATACGTGATGCAGATCCTGAATTATCATGGAAGCCTGAAAAATTAAGACGTTTTGTTATTTTTATGGAAGACTGGCGTCCTGGGCATGTATGGATTGTAGGTAACACTGAATACAGTCATTGGCGTAAAGGCGAATGCATTACATGGAACTGGCAAGATATGCCACACGGTACTGCAAATCTAAGTCCTGTTCCACGTTATAGTATACACTTAACAGGTTACATGTCTGAACGTAGTTTTAAGTTTCACGAAAAGGCAAACAAAGATACACGATATAGACGAGATGCAGAAGGTAATTGGAAAATTACTCAAGTACAAGAAGATGGAACAGAAGTTGAAAGGATTGACTTCTGGGACTAATAAAAAGAGGCTTAGGCCTCTTTTTTATTGAATTGTGTTTCTAACCAATCAAAGTCATTAATTAGTTTTAATTGCTCAGGATTATCGCTGTTACTAATACCAAAATTGCGACCAGCGATGGCACCAGAGATCGCGGCCCTTCCAAACTGTCTGTCACCTCCTGTTGTGGTCCAGACTGTAAGTCTTTTTTCAGTTTCATCGTCAATTTGTCCTTGTATTACTCTACTTGCTAATTTTGCACATTCTCTAAACGCACTGCGCCATGTACTAAATTCATCTGTATTAAACGCAGTAATATTACTAACTTCATCTATTGTTTTAAATAATGTTGAAATACTAGTTGTCATGTCTGCTTTAGATACGTCCATATTTATTGTAAGTTTACGTGGTAATAATTTTACACCACCGTATCCATATTCAAGATCATTTATTGGATTACGACTACGCCATACGTGAACTGTTTCTAAATCCCAATCTGTTACGTTATAAGAAAAATTAAAACTGTTAACTAATTCTGCATCAGCATCAACTACCCAAAACATTTTAGTAAAACATTTTTTAGCAGCAACAATATGCGCTTGATGAATTCCTTTAATACCATGTACACGTTTTGCCGTAGGAAATCTATCTTTTAATTTTTTAAAGTTTTCGTCTGCATTTGGCTCGTTATAACTTATAAAAACTATGTCATACATCTTTTATATTTTTCCGTATTTGATCAAACAATGCATACATTGTTGGCATTTGACTTCTGCCTATAAACTTTGCTGAATTTAATTTAGAATAATCTGCAACTTCTTTCATTAACTCTTGTAAATTGTCAGCAGTTGATAATCTTTTTAATTCGTCTGTAATTAAGTTTACTTTTTTTACAGGCGACGTAAAGGAATCATACCTTTCATTTATTACATTATGATATGTGTGATATCCTATACTTTGTAAGTATTTAATTATTCCACTGTTACCAACTATTATAAAAGGTTTTTGTAAAAATATCATTTTCCACATTTCATATGTAGTAAAAACTGCTCTTGATTCATCTATATATTTGTCAGACTCAAAACTAAATTTAGGAGTAATAATAGTAAAATAACTATTTAAATGATGTTCTAAATTATCTTTTATAGATATGTTAAATCCGTTATACACTTCTTTAATTATTGATTCTTTAAGAGAGTTTTTTTCTGGACTTAAATCTAAGTCTACGAGATTTCTATTACCCTTTAAATTAATTTTATGTTTTGGTTTAATATAATTAATGATTCCAAAAGGATCTATTTCTTTTTCAATTACAGA